GTAGGACGTTGCCCTTGTAACCTTTTTCATTATCAAGCGCCGCCATTGTTCTTCATATCTTTCAAAACCTTTTGTAGTTCCGCAGTTGAACCAACAAATAGGTTGTTATTAATTGTCTTGGCTTTCTCATTGACTGGAGTGTCAGCTGCGTCAATTTCACGAATCTTAGTTTGTAGCGCCAATAGCTTTTCGTTAGCGTTGAGCATCGTGTCCATAAGCTTGGCTAAAACTTCAAAGGCTCTAGGATGCTGTGAGCTATCTGCGATTTGAGCCAGCTTTACCATAGCTTCTGAGCCGTTCTCAATCATATTGTGTATGTTCGCGCGCGCGATTTCGAAATCCTGTTTGGCACTATCATTATGTGCGTTTACCAGCATTTGCGAAATCGCATCAGTTTCTTTTTCAATAGGAGTTAATCCCAGCGCTTTACCGATAGGATCATTCTCATTTTCTTCTTCACTCATTCTATCTCATCTGTGTTGTATATTTGAGTCACAAAACCAAAGTCATCAGTAGCTTCAATTTCATTATAAGCAATTGTACCTGTGTTGGCGCTAGGAGCACCGTAATAATTTATCGGTTGACCATTAGCACTTAGTCCGGGTTGTACCGTAACCTTTTCTGCGATCGGCGTTTCGCCAACTGCATCTTGTAGTTTACCGTCTGCCACACCAGGAATGTAGAAGTTAAGATTAACGAACTTAATAATACCGGAACTACGAACTGGTCCAAATAAGTATCCTTTCAAAACTAAATCAAGGGTCCAAATGATAGCTCTTCTTTGCTTGAAGTCACCATCATATGTATCTGTGTAGCTTACGTTGGTTAGCGTAATTGGAATATCCATATTAACTTCCATTTCCGGAATCAAACTTACAGTTGTTGTCCAGTCAGGAGTAAAGTATGGAAGAATCTGCTCAATAATTTTAGTGCCGTCTTCAGCGTTCTTGGCGTATATGTAAACCTTGAACTCTATATTATAGGGAACAGGGTTGTACTGATACTTCATCTTATTTGCATTCGTAGAATCACGGACAGCAATTTTACCGATAGTGTTTAGCTTTCTTGTTCCGTCATAGAACATACGTCCCATTTCGAAAGAGATAGCTGGCAAAGGCATAGTTGCAGTTGGGCGATCTATACCCGGATCTTGAATAACACGAGCCAGCATTTTATCTTTTGGCGCGTAAGTAATCGGCACCTTTAAAAGTGAAGTAGTATTTCCTGCAGCGTCTGAACGTGTTATACGGATATTGTTAAACAAAGTTCCGGTTAAGATCACGTATTTTCTGATAAGACTGAAGTAAAAAGGTTTATTACCAAACATTAAATAGACCTTTCAGAGAATGGATCATATGCCGTGAAGTCGACGAATAGATCAGATTCGCGCTGAATTTCGTCGTTCTCAGCGTTAAGAATTAGATCGTCTAAGCCAGAACCTTCAAGAACTATCAAGTTACCTTCTTCATCAAGAAGCATAACACCATCTTCATCCTTGATAGCCCAATGATATTGGTTAGTGTCGAACTTCTTTTGTAGAGCATCGATTTGAGGAATGCCCGTATTCATATTTTCGCCAGAATACTCAAACAATTCACAAGTAAGCTCCCAAGTTTGTAGAGCTCCGAGCTGATAAAACATTTCGTGCTTATTAACGTACTTAATTTGGAAACACTTTTCGTTCAGCGGGAAGTAAATAAGATCACCTTCGTTTGGTCTTAGTTGACTTGTGAAAGTAGCAACTTCCTCATTGAAAATTCTACGAGCAACTGAAAATACCACCTGATCTCTAATTTCAATACCAAACTTAGACATAAAGTTACCATCACCGGAGAAACCGTCAACAGACTTGATGTAAAGCTCTATAGGATAAGCGTTTTCATAGCTTGACTGATCGTCAGCTCCATAAACAGCATCATAGTTGTTCAGTTTACGAGGAATGTAGTACATATCCTCGCCGTATATCTTGATCGACTCGATAATTAAATTTTCGAGAAGTAACTGTTCCTGCGAGCTTTGAAAGTTGTTAAAGAAAAAATTCGTAGCCATATTAGCCGATCATATCTGCAGCAGGTAAACTGTAAGTATAGATCATTTCCTGCTCTAGCTTTTCTCTTTCTTGAGTCGCTTCGTCATATATTCTTTGACCGTTAAATACCAAACCTCCAGGCATTCTCATACCTTCAAACTTCTTTAGGTTTTGACCCCACTGTTGCTTAATTAAACAAGCAGCGTAACGAAGTAACCATCTGTCTTTCCATGCGTCAGCATAAACCGTAGGATCAAGAACTTCGTAAGCTTCAACAACCAGATATTCACCAGCGTTAAGTCTATCCCAATCCATGTCAATATGTAGACGATTGGTATTACGGTTGTATCTTAAAGGCTGCTTACCAACCAGCAAATACTCTAAGTTTTGAATATGTTGCATAGCCATGTAGTATGGAACCATTGACACACTAGTGAGTGTATAAAGGTCATTAAGTGCGATTTGATAACGAATGTTAAATAAGTTATTAGTACCAAGAGCTGACCCGAGATCAAAGATATTAATAACCCCAATGATGTTTTCGGGTATGGTGATGTATTGGTTTGTTTTATCTTCCTCGGTGATCGGATACTTATAGTAAGTTTTTGACGAACCGTCGAAATGATAGTCCCAATAATAGCGTAAAGCTTCATCGATCCTATCCTCTACCTGATCGTCATCGACGTTGATTTCGACAACGGGCTTACCTAAACGGCGGAGACAGTTTTCTTTGAATTCAGATCTATTAGTTGGTTCTGCCATAACGTATCCTTTTTAATTCTATTTATTTCTTTTTAGGACTAACAGTTACGTTAAGTTGAGGCTGAAAAATACGATCTTGTTTTTCCATCATACGACTACCAAACCAAAAAGCGATAATTGTAGAGAAAAGCGCCATAGTTTCTACATCCCACACAGCATCAAGCATTGCAGGCACAGATTGCCCAGTTGAAAGCATTACGCATGCAGCTGCAATTTTTATCGCTACGAAAACGAAAAAGAAAGTATATGTTATAACAGGGCGGATAGAAGCGCGTAGTGCGTTAATAAACTTTCCACCATCAAGAGACTTATCATGATCAAGAGCAGATTGTCGTGACTGAGCGTCAGCCTTAACCACCTCAACATTGAAATTGAGATCGGCTTGGCGTTCGGCTGCATCAATTTTAATTTTTGTAAGTTCGATTTCATACTTTATCTCCTGCTTACGCTCAAATATTCTCACAATAGAGGGTAGCAAGCTACCCAAAATACCAAAGAGGGGTGATAATAATGCTAACATAATTGCCTCTTTATTTTAATTTTAATTTGTAACCAATAGGCATTTTATTTGGATCAAGGTTTGGGTTTAATTCTTTAAGTTTTTTTACTTTGTCTGGATCGCCGCCAGAGATACGCCAAAGAGTATCACCTTTACCAATAACCTTCACATCAAGTTCTGGTTTTGGTTTAGGGATAGGAGCCTTTGGTTTTTTTGCTGCTGGATAACCAGATTGCGGTGCAACAAGAGATGCGACTTTAGGTTCTGGTTTAATAGTTGGAGTAAAAGCGGTTGTTGTTTTTCTAACTCCAGCATCGGAAATTTTCACTGGTTGTTTTTCTTTTGCAACCATTGTATCCATATCAGGCATTGCGCTTTGTGTCTTGTCAAATTGTGGTAAAGGCTTAACTGGTTCCGGAGCTGGTTCGCCAGCAGTAATTTTAAACATTGACTGCACCCAATTTTTAGGAGCTGGAGCTGCACGCTCAGGAGTTTTATAAATTACAGTTTCGTTCTTTTCTAAAATATCTCTAAGTCTTTTCATTATTTTGTTCCTGTTGGCGTTTGTGATGTTGTAGTACGTTCTACAAGTTCTTCACCTAAAACAATTCTTTGTATTTTTTCTTGACCTCTTGTCCACGCTGCAACACCAATGATTGCTGCCATGGCCAAATGATAGAAACCGCCTTCTTTCAGCGTGATAGGATCCCATTGCTGTTGAGAGAAATACATATATGCTGATGGAAAAATAATAAAGTCGAATATACAGACAGCAAAATACTGCCATGCAATCGCAGGTCTCCAATAAGATTTTAGCCAGCTTTCTTCCATTTTCACACCATTAATTTGTTGAGTGTATCCGTATCGATTTGACCCGTCACCTTTAAACCATTATTTTGTTGGAAAATTCGTACAGCTTGTTCTGTTTTAGGACCAAACGCTCCATCAGCAGTTATATTAGCACCCTTCCTAATTAACATATTTTGAAGGTCGGCGATATAAGGAGAGTTATCACCAACTTTAGCAACCACGATAGGTGGCACAATAGGATCTGTTGGTGGTGCAGGTGGAGGAACAAAATTGAAGTTTTTGGGTATAATTTGTTTAGATCTAGCCAAGTATTTTTTACGGTCGTCGAAACCGTTTAGACCACCGTTAATACGACGAGTAATAAGCTCAACATTATCAGCGTCAGCAAGAGCGTTAAGCTTTCTTGACTGCCAGTATTCTAAAGCTGTAAGAACAGAAACCTCTGGAGACTCAGCAAGCTCAGGATTGTTTTCTAAGTCATATCCAATCTTAGCACCGATAGTGCGGTAGTTTGCTCTGCCTGTAAGCTGGAAAATACCACGACCTTTGTAACGAATGCCGTCGCCTTTTTGAGTATTTCCAAGAGACTTTACTCTTCCTTCATATGCTGCACCTGAAGCATATTCTTCAAGCGTGCGGAAAGATGCAGATTCGTGAGCAGCCTGTGAAAGAAAATGACATACACGCAGGTAAGTGTTTACTTCATATTTTGGCATATGAATGTTTAGATACTGAACCAAAGGATCAATAATTTCGTCCTTTGAGTTTGGTGCTATTTGTTTTAGTTGTTGCTTAGTTATCATATCTTATTTTCCTTATGGTCCCGTAGTTGTTGAACTTGGACCGATGACCCAAACACGAACTTCGCCACGAGCGCCAGATCCACCTGAACCTCCTCCTTTTCCTCCTCCTCCTCCGCCTGGGATGCTTCCTGGATTATCGTTAGTCCCTCCAGCTCCTCCAAAAACTGAAGTTCCTGGTATACCTGTTGCACAACCACCTCCTCCACCACCGTACAAACTGTTCCCGCCATTAAAACTACCGCCACCACCACCAAATAAACTATTTGCACCGACAAAACTTGATGCATTAACTGAACCCCCTCCAAAAGTTGAAGGAAACCCAGGAAGAGGAGAGCCGCCGACGCCAGAAGAACCTCTACTTAATAATCCTCCACCTCCTGAGCCAACGCCAGAAGCACTTGCTGTTGTACCGCCTTCTCCTCCGTAAACAATACAATTACTAGAAGAGTTTATTACAAATATTGTATTTCCTCCTGGTGCACCTGATGTTCCACCAGTTCCAACAATAACTGTGCATGTATTCGCAAACGAATTGATTGTAGCATTAAAAAGTATACACGCGCCTCCTCCGCCAGCCCAACCATTACCACCGCCACCAAGACCTGCTCCACCACCGCCCCACATCATGCCAAATACTTGTTCATAACCAGTCAACGAAGAATTAA